TTATGGCAGCGACCATTAATGGAACGCCAGGTGGCGATAGTTTGATCGGTACGAATAGTGCCGATACGATTAATGGCAACGGTGGTGGGGACTACGTTAATGCCAAGGGTGGCAATGACACGATAACTGTGAGCAGATAGAAGCAATGGAAGACGGTAGATACTTATAATCAAAAGGTGGTATACTTAAACCACTTAATTACAAGAACGAGGTGATCGTATATGGCAACAGGAGCATCAACAACAGCGAAGACAGATAACATCGATGGCACCATCAAGGAAGCCTACAAGAAACCTAAGCCAGCGGGGATTATTCATTGTCCTTTCTGCACCGGCTCAGGATCAATCCACACGCACGTATGTGAGCATTGTGATGGCGACGGTCACATCATGTCCTTATCAGTCAAAGAGACTGACGAGAAACAAATAGATGTAGAGAAAGAGAAGCTCGAAGAAAAGCCAGAAGAAGTAGTAGAGCCAGTTCGAGTATAGAGTTCAAGGCCACTTAACCGTGGCTTTGCCTTTATCCTTCAACACCACCTATGGGCTACATGGGAGAGAAGAAAAACCAACTACCTATCAAGCGACGTATCGCATTAGGTATGCTTAAACGTAAGAAGAAAAATAAGAAAAAGAAATAATGGCTGACACATCAGACTTCTCACTAGAAATGCTTGAGAAGACAAAACAATACTACCAAGCACACAAGAACGACACAGCTGCATTCCCCTCAATTGCAGGTCTTGCTATCTTCCTAGAAAAAGCACGAAGTACCATGTATAAATGGGCTAGTGAAGACGATAAAGTTGAATTCTCAGACATTTTAGAACGCATACTTTCTTTACAAGAGTCAAAGCTTTTGAGTAAAGGACTAGACGGTACATACAACTCAACAATTACTAAGTTGATCTTAACTAAACACGGGTATAGTGATAAACAAGAAACAGATGTAACTAGTGCAGGAAAGCCCATAGTAATTCCTTCAGAAATATTCACACGTGAAACTGACCCCACCCCAAAGCAAGATAGCAAAGGACAACCATCGGTTTAAAGTACTGTGCTGTGGTAGAAGGTTTGGTAAAACAACCCTCGCAGTCTGGGAGCTAGTAGGAAGGGCTGGACTGCACCCAAAGTACAAAGCTGCATACATAGCACCAACATATCAACAAGCACGAGATATAGCCTGGAATGAACTTAAACAAATAGTCCAAGGAATAGCCCAAGAGATTAACGAATCACGGTTAGAGATAATCTTAAAGAACGGTAGCCACATAGTCTTACGAGGATGGGAGAGTGTAGAGACACTGAGAGGACAAGCATTCGATTTCCTAGTAGTAGATGAAATCGCCATGATGCATAAGTGGGACTACAACTGGTCTGAGGTGCTTAGACCTACCCTAACCGATAGAAAGGGCCAAGCCATGTTTATAAGCACGCCTAGAGGCTTTAATCACTTCTACAAGCTGTTTAACAAGCAGGACACTGACTACAAGAGCTACCACTTCACTAGTTATGACAATCCCTACCTCCCTAAAGAGGAAATAGAGAAAGCTAAACAAGAGCTAACAGAGCAAGCATTCGCCCAAGAATACCTCGCAGAGTTTAGAACAGCAGTAGGTCTAGCCCATAAGGAATGGAACAGAGACATCCACGTTATTAAACCATTTGAAGTACCACGAGACTGGAACAGAGCGAGAGGATTTGATTACGGTAGTACCCATCCCACAGCCCGTGTTAGATGCGCCCTAATGGAAGATGGTAACGAGATAACCTGGTTCATTGAAAGAACCTACAAGATGTCAGGTATGGCCATAGAAGACCACGCTACAGCAATTAAGACTCAAGACTATGGATTCAAGTTCATGCCCTCATTCGGTGATCCTAGTGGAGCCCAGTGGTTTACAGAGTTCTCACGATATGGATTACATATCCAACCAGCTACGAGAGAAGGCTCTAAAGGTTGGGTAGAACTAGGTGTGGAAAAGATCAACCAGATGCTTAGACCCCGCTCCGGATACGTTATGCACTTACCAGATGGGAGAGAATTACGTAATCCTCCACAACTTATGGTCTTAGATACACCCGAGAACCAACAGTTCATACAGGAAATAGAAACTCTACAGTGGAAGGAAACTAACGCAGGAGAGACTCTACCAATTTTAGATGAATCAACTGACAGTGCTGGACATTATGACCTAATGGCAGCCTTTAGGTATTTAGTAGTAAGCTACCAGGGCATGAAGAAAAGCTGGGCAGCAAGTAGGGCTCAACAAGTAACAGACAAGTATGGCAATCCCATCGTCTAAGTATACACTTGATGAGTTAGAAGGTATTCTCAAGAAGGAGAGACCCTACTTATTAGAACTAGAAGAAACTATCACCCAAGTAGAGAACGGTATTATCTCTGTAGAAGTGCGAAGACATAAAGGCAAAACAACTGATTACGTAGTAGCGGTTGCTAAGAGAACTGTGTTATAATCATCACTATGTTACGTAAGACCAAGCCCAAGAAACTACCAGAGACGGGAATTGAATCAATGAACAAACCAACTCCTAAGCCGGAGCTTGATTTAGATTTACTCAAAGAAGTAGAAGCTCATCAGACAGACAGTGAGAACTACATGGGAACCCTACGAGACAAGTGGCCTGACTACGAGAGTATGCTTATTGCTGAGAACAGAGAGTCAATGGGTACAGACTCACACATCTTTGATCCACGTCTTTCAACAATTGAAATAGAACGTACTGCCCGGGTAGCAGCACAGAGACCAAGTGGTAAAGCCTTCGCCGTAAGTAAAGACGACATCGGTAAGAACATGATCATGGAGTTGCTACTCAACTACCAGATAGCTAACGCTAATGAACAGTGGGACTTCTTAGTTAAACAGATGATGTTAAGTTTCTGGTCTCGAGTGTACGGTCAGATATACACCTTAGTCCCTTGGAGAGTTAACCCAACCTACGTAGGGCCAGAGATGTTCTTAATCTCACCCTGGGATTCATTCCCTCAACCCAACGTCACCATGCAAGACGCTGAGTGGTTTATACAGGGACACATGCTTTCAATTAACTGGTTAAAGAAACAGAATAAAGAGACTTGGAACATGGATGAAATCAACGCTCTATCAGCTGAGATGAAAGAAGGCGATGGCCAAGAGGGAGATGTGCGCAGACACGACAATCACAATTCATACATCTCTAGTCAGATGTTCCCTACTCAGTTCGGTGATAAGAAGTATCCAAAGGTTAAAGCATTTACTGAATACCGTAAGGGTAAGTGGATTACCTGGGCACCTAGAATAAACCCCAAGAAAGGTAGAGCCTATTTATTACGTGTAGTAGAAGATCCCTATCCAGAAGACTTTCTCCCTATCGTGGCTAAGTACGCTATTCCTATGTTTGAAGGGCCAACAGGTATCGGGCCATTCCAACGTGGTAAGAGTTTACAATTCGGTACTAACAGTTTAATCAACCTGTACTTCAGTGGTATTAGAACTTCGTTATTCCCTGAGAAGATGGTTAACCCTGATAACGTAGTGATGTCTAGTTTAAAGTACGGTGCAGCTGAGCAGTGGTTCATGCAGAACCCTGGTCAAGACGTACAAGTAGTTCAGAGAGGTTCAGAGTCTACCAGTACGTTCAACAACGCCTATGGGATGTTAATCTCAGCCATGCTTAACCAAGCAGGTACGACAGATACAAGTAACTCAGCTCAAGTAGAATCAAGCTTAGGTAAGACTCCCCAAGCCTTACGGTTACAAGCAGCCTCACAAGGAGCACAGGACTTTTGGGAACAGACCATGCTTGAGAGTACGTTACGCCAAGTATTCGAACGTTGGGTAGCCCTTAACACCACAGAGTTAGAAGCAGACGCAGCAGTACGTATCTTCGGTAGTGAGATAGAAAAGATCAAAGAGCTATACCCTGAAGAGACAGAAGCGTTTTCCGACACCTCAGGTAAGATTTTAATTAGTAAGAAACTATTCCAAACTAAGAAAGGTGATCCCATTAAGTTTGACTACCAGATAGAAACAGGCTCAACAACTAAGCCTAATATGGATCAAGAGAAGACAGACGTAGAAGACACTCTGAGATTGTTTGCAGAGAACCCCCAGATCATAGAGATGATGAAGATGGAAGGCAGTGGAATCAGTATGACTGAGTTAGTAAAGCGAGTCTTGACTAAGAAGGGTCAAAAGGATTTAGATAAGATTGTGATCAAGAGCATGGAACAACCAGAACAACAGCCTCAAGAAGGTATGCCAATGGATCCTAACGCTGTCCCTCCTGAGCAGATGCCACCTGAAATGCCCCCACCACCCCAGTACCAAGACCCTGACGTATCAGCCTTAGCTGAACAGCTCTTTGGAGGAATGGGTGGAGTACCGCAACAATGACGGATGTAATCCCTCCCTCTTTCTTCCAACCAGTGGTAGAAGAGACAACTAAGTTAATTAAACGTAAGCCCCGTAAGACAGACGACGAGGATCTTTTGTCGTTAGCAGAGAGTGACTCCTGGAAGAAGCTACGTTCGATTATAGAGGGCAAACAAGAGAAGATACGCATGTTAGCCTCAAAGACAGCAGATAGTAGCACAGACCTCAACGTGATCGGTCTGACGACCCTTATAGAACGACAAGTCAACGCAGCCTATCAAAGTATTATAGATTTAGTAGAGCTACGTAAGAAAGCTAAGTATGCCCAGTCTGCTGGAAAACAAAGAACTATTTAAAGACGCTGATACTCACGTCTCTACTCCAGGCAAAGTAGAAGCCCAGAGTAGTCATAAAGTTATTCAGAGAGGTAACGTCTTTGTATGTACGTCGTGTTCCTATGAGCACACCATTCCTTTAGATACTAACAAGTACACTGTGGATAACGGAAATATTGTACGTAAGACTTAACTTGGGGTATAGTAGGCGAAAGAGCATCCTGCTTCTAAGTGGATGTAAAAAAGTTCCATGAATCAACCCGCTGTAAAACAAGAACCGTCGAAAGACGAGATAGAGCTAGAAGAGTTACGTGATAAGATCAATTCAGGAGAATCGGTCGAAGATCCCACGGAACCCGCGCCGCTCGCGGAGGAATCGGCACCCTCTGAGCAGGAACCTGAAACAAAAGCTGACGAGCCAAAGGAACAGGAGCCTGGTGACAAACAGAGTTCTGTATTGAGCGATAGAGCTACTAATCGTTATCGTGATTTAGCGAACAAGAAGAACGAAGCAGAAGACAGAGCTAAGAAAGCAGAGGAAGAACGGGACAATCTTTACAAGCTGGTTGATACATTACGTGCTCAGGGATACTCACAGGATCAAGCTACTGAAATAGCTCAAGATCAGGTACGTGAAGTCAGCCCCCAAGAGTACGAACAAGCAGTAAGCATGCGAGCCGCCAACGTGGTAGACCAACGCTTACGTGAAGTCGCCATGAACCAGCAACAGATCAGACAAGCTGAGTTATTCCAAGAAGACTTAGGTACGGTAGAGAAGGAATACGCTGTCTTAAACCCTGACTCCCCTGACTTTGACCCTGACTTTGAGAGACTCGTAGGAGAGGTATATCAGTCTAAGATAGAAAAGAACCCTCACTTACGCTTAAAGGACTTAGCTAAAGAGATTGTTGAGATACGTGATAAAGCAGTTGAGAAGGCTAGAAAGACCCAAGTACACAAGATAGCCCGTCAAGCCTCTCAGCAAGCAATCAGTCCCTCTGGTGATAAGACAACCTCTGGTGAGGATTCAATCCAACAGAAACTTGCTTCCGCTACCACAGACGCTGACCTAGAAACGATTAAAGAAGAAATAGCCAAACTCAACCCATAACCCTGTTTGCCACAGCGCGGATCCTCATCCGTAACTGAAAGGTAAAACTATGGGAAATACTATTAGCGGTGGTGGTGGAATGACCACCGTCGTAAACTCCTGGTACGAAAAGAAATTCCTTATGGAATCTCGTAAGAACTTCGTATTAGAGCCACTCGGTCTCACAGGAACCATCCCAAAGCATGCAGGTAAGGTAGTCGTCTGGAACCGTTTCTCAGTGCCAACAGCGAAAGCTTCCGCTCTGACTGACGCAACAGACCCAACCCCAACTGGACTCTCGGCCACCCTACTCTCCGCTACTCTAGCGGGATATGGTAACTTCGAACGCATCGGTGAATTGTTAGACATGACTGCTGTTGATTCGATTGTCGAGAAAGCCGTTGATTTGTTAGCTTATGAAGCTGCGTTGTCAATCGACACCGTGATTCAGGCTTCCATCTCAGCAGGTGGTATCCAAGTGCTAGCCGGTACTGCGACACATACTTCCAACTTAAATGCTGGAGATACGTTCTCAGTAACCAGCGTCCGCAAAGCAGTCAACAAGTTGTTGAACTTCGGCGCACGCAAGCACACAGCGGATCGCTTTGTAGGAACTATTCACCCCGACGTAATGTATGATTTGCAAGGTGACTCAAACTGGGTCAACGCGCACATCTACACCGAAAAGGGAATCAACGCCATCTACAACGGTGAAGTTGGTGAACTGTATGGTGTACGTTTTGTAAGCTCAAATGCCAACGTAGTCTTGACGAACTCCGGTTCATTGGGCGCTGTGTCATCTGACGTATACTTGACGCACATCTTCGGTAAAGACTTCTTCGGTGTCTCCAAGCTTCAAAACTTGCAGACATGGGTAGACAGCCCGTCCAAGAACGTGGTTATGAACCACGCCTCAGACGTAGCCTGGAAAGCATACTTCGCAGTCAAGGTACTCAATGACTCATTCGGCGTACGCGTCGAATCTGGATCATCTTTGACAGCATAAGTAATCCACAGAGAGCCGCCTATGTTAGGCGGTTTTTCTGTGGTAACGTTTTTATATGCACATAGTCCCCAACAAGGGTCGTTTAATTGTTGAGATCATTAAGAAGCAAGAAGGGCTGATCTGGACACCGACTGGACAAGAGATACGTATCGGAGAGAACCTTTTTATTTGTAGTGTTGTTCACCCCGGTGAGACTCCCTTAAAGAAGGGTCAGCTAGTTATCTGTAGTGAGTACTCAATGTCAGGTTTCTACAAGGATCCCCAGAAGCTGATAGACGAGACGGTAACGGATGCTGAAGCTAAGGAACCCAAGAATAAGCACTACATCGTAGCTGAATTAGACGTGATGGCTTATGACGAGGACTGAACTAGATCGACGTTTACAACTAGTAGATCCTAAGCTTCATCTTAGGGAGCGAGGCTGGGGGGATATAGTAGGAGTCTTTTACGGTAGTGAGTACCTCTTCCGCATTGGTAAGGGAGAGATTAACTTCAACGGGTACCGCTACATTATGACTGATCCTAACCTCAACCACACCCAAGGAACACCCATGAAACGAGGACGTAAGACTTTGACTAGACTCTTGAGTAGATACATTAAGACTGACGCTCAACGCACATCACTGCTATGGGGACTGTAAGCTGTATAACAACAACGTATAACCGTCCGAAGCAGTTAGCTCGGGCTATTCGAAGTGTTGATGCCCAGACATTCGAAGACTGGGAACACATCGTAGTCCACGATGGGCCAGCTTCAGATGAAACTAAGGCAGTTATGGAACTCTACAAGAACCCTAAACGGAAGTTCATCGAGCTGCCTAAGAACCACGGCAACCACACGAAACCTAAGAACGAAGGTATTAAAGCCTCTACCGGAGAATATATCTGCTACATAGACGACGATAACGAATACCTACCCAACTTCATGGAGACAATGATGCTTGAGTTCTCTATGAGTAGTTTTGATGTCTTATACGCACTAGAACGCATTGTTAAGGATGAAGACGATCTAGTAGGAGAACAAGCAATCAGTTTCCCCTGGGATCCACAGTTATTACTTAACCGAAGCTTTATAGATACTAACGTAGTCATGCATACCCGCAAGGCTGTATACGCTGTGGGAGGATGGGATGAGACTCTACCTAGATTTGCTGACTGGAACCTCTTTGTAAGGATGGCTAAGGCAGACATGAGATTCAAACAGATCCCCATCTTCATGACCCGCTACTACAACTCTGTAGATAACAGTGCAAGTAAGCACAACGTAAAGACCTGGGTATCACCAGAGCTAGGTATCCGAATGTTTGACCCTACTTGGTTTGAACCCTCTGCTTGTTATATATACTTACCCTACTTAGGTGGAGAGAATAGGATTGAGATAAAACCATCAGTCGCTATTTACACGATTACTAAAGACAGACTTGAGTACACAAAAAGAATGTGGGAGAGCCTGCAATCCAGTACGACCTATAAGTTTACGTGGTATGTGTACGACAACGGATCAACTGACGGAACGAAAGAATGGCTGCAAGAGATAGAAAGAACCAAGTACGGAGTTAAGATCGTAGAGTTATCCGACAAGAACAAAGGTATTACCGTGGCTTCAAACGCCTGTGTAGAGAAGATCATGGAAGACAAGAAGGACTTGATCTGTAAGGTAGACAACGACGTACTATTCCTCACTAAAGGATGGTTAGAAGACTTTGTTGACCTATGGAAGAGGAATCATAAGTTATACATAGGCCCCTATCCTGAGGGACTTGTAGACCACCCAGGAGGATCATGGCGAATAGGTAACTCAACTATCGGTGATGAATACGTGGAAGTAACTGAACACTTACCGGGTATGTGTACCTTCATCTGGACTAAGGTTCACCGGACGATGCACTGGCAGGATAAGTTCTTACACGGACAACAGGACGTAGAAGCTTCGAAAGAGTTCATCATACAAGGCTATATGCCTGCTGTCATTCCCCGACATAGAGTGCAGCACATGGATACAACCGCAGGACAGAGAGAGAAGTTCCCCGAGTACTTTGAGAAGCGCAAAGAAGAAAAACAAACCACCGTTGAGGAAGTACTAAGCTACGAAGAACTGCAAGAGGAAGGTTCAAGTGCTAACAGCCATACTATCTGGGGTGAAAAGACTAAAGAGAAAGTCAGAACCTACAAGAAGTACTTTAAAGGAACCGTCTTAGACGTGGGCTGTAATGACGGTGTAGCGATGATAGAGATGAAGAGACTTAAATTAAAACCTACTGGGGTTGATCTATCACCTGATAAGGTAGCAAGAGCTGTTAAGGCAGGCTTAAAGGCCGTTGTAGGGCTCATGGAGGCACTGCCATTCAAAGATAAGGAGTTCGACGCTATATTCTGCTCTCACACGTTTGAACACGCCCAGGACGCACGTAAGGCCGCTAGCGAGATGATGCGTGTAGCCACGACGTTAGTAATTACAGTACCGATTGAGAAGAACACTCAAAATACCGCTCATCACAACATGATTGATAGTGTAGAAACCCTCTTATCGTTCTTTAAGGGAGCTGAGGTACTAGAAGAAAACAAGGATATATTCGAATACACCGTAGTTTTAAGAGTATGAAAATCTTAGTAACCGGATCTAATGGGTTTATAGGGACTAAGCTTGCCACAAGGATAGAAGAAAAGCATGAAGTCCTCGCTATTGATAGATCGTATGACATCTCTACAGACCTTCCTGTACCTAAGGTTGACTTGATTATCAACTTAGCTGCGCTAAACTCGTCTAAAGAGAGCCTGGAGCGTCCTAGAGACTATTTCATGACCAATGTCTTAGGTAACTTCAACCTACTAGAATCAGCTAGAGAGATGGGTGCTAAGTACATGTATTTAAGGACAGTCAAGGAAGAGGAACAGAATCCTTACGGAGTATCTAAGTTATGTGCTGGTAAGTACGTAGAGATGTACCGCAAAGCCTACGGGTTAGAAGTTATTTTAAACACTGTCGGTAACCTGTATGGCCCAGGAGGGGATCAGTTCTTCGTGAATCAGTTTGTTAACAAAGTTGTCCATAAAGAACCCATTACTATATTTGGTAATGGAGAGGAAAAGAGAAACATTTTGCACATAGATGATCTAATTGACTTACTTGTTAAGCAGGTTAATGACTTCAGTACCTATCAGTTAGAAGACTGGGACGTTAATGGAGGGGAAGAGAACACGATCAGTGTTAAAGAACTGTTAGAGTATTTAGGAGCAGAAGACGTAACGTATACCCCAGAGTTACCTGGTCAGGCTAAAGCATTAGTCTCTTCAAGTAAGCAAGTACTGGGATGGATGCCTAGTATCGGGTGGAAAGAGGGAGTAGATTCATTAAGAGAACACTATGAAAGTTTCCGTTGAAGCCGATGATTGGTCAGCTGCCAATCCTGCTAACCTCTTAGCCATAGAGGCTATTGAGGCTATTCGTGAGCACTTCCCTGATTACAAGATCACCATGTTCACCGTTCCGTGGGAGATTAGATTTGGTAAACCAATGAGTATTGTGAGTCCTGAAAAGAAAGAATTCGTAAAACTGTGTAAGACAGCTCATGAACGAGGGTGGATGAAGTTCGCCTTACACGGTTTAACCCACTTACCGCATGAGTTTGAAGAGATAACCTACGAGCACGCTAGGAAGAGAATTAAAGCAGGAGAGGATATATTTAGACTAGCTGGACTTCCCTTACTTAAAATCTTCAAAGCACCTAACTGGTCTCTCTCACCCGCAGGTAAGCTAGCAGCTGAGGATTTAGGATACCGAGTCGTTGAAGACCGTTACTACGATTGGAACCTAATGGACATGCCACCTAAGGAAACAGAGTTCAAAGACAAGATTGTTATCGCTCACGGACATATTCAAGATGGGGATGGGTGTAATAACGGAATCTCAGAGACTAAGAAGAACGTCATGATGCTACCTAAAAATACTAAGTTTTACTTCTTAGACGAAGCGTTATGAAACGAGTACTAGAAGAAAACATAAACACTCCCGAACACTGGGATACTATTCTATGAATCACGATTTAAACGCACTAAAAATACTTTGTTTTACTAACGGAACAGAGTCACACATCTGGAGGTTTGACCCCGTGGCACGGAGAATTAACAACGATACTCCCCATCAGATGGCAATTACTAAGTGGGATCAGTGGAAAGACACAACGTTAGGCGCGGATATAATAATATTAGAAATGCTATCAGGACATCAGATGGTAGAAACCTCTCATAACATGGGAGCTAAGGTTATCTATGAGGCTGATGACGCCGTGTTAGATACGTACGGGAATGAGAGAAACAACTTACAACAAGTCGATAATAACTTCCGTAGTAAAGCCATAGAAACGATTAGGAAGTGTGACGCAGTAACAGTAACGAGTGAAGTACTAGCTGAAAACTACCGTAGGTTTACTGACAAGCCTGTGTATGTCTTACCTATCCTCATGGACTTTGAGTACTACGGTGATGCGGCGGATATAGTCATGCCTGAAAGAAACACTGATGAGATTAGACTAGGTTGGTTTGGAGGGAAGTCGCACTTTGATGACTTAAAGATGATCATCCCTACGATCAAGAAGATGCTAGATAAGTACCCTAAGTTGAAGTTTATCTACGCTGGATACGGAGGAATGGGGTCTGACTCTCTCGCCATGCAGACCCTATGGGGAGAGGATGTATTCGAAGTAATACCTAGACATAGAAGAGAGTTTGTACCCGGAGTACCAGGAGAGTATTGGAAGTACAAGCATCGTTTCATGGATCTAGATATAGGTATATGTCCGTTAATTGAAGATGAGTTCAACAAGAATAAGGTAGCCACTAAGTGGTTAGAATACAGCGCTATGTCTACTCCAAGTATCTGTTCTCCTACTGTTTACAAAGATATTGTGAAACATAACAAAACAGGGATTATCGCCGATACTCCTAAGGAATGGGAGAAAGCCTTTAGCAGACTGATTGAAGATGCGGAACTACGTAAGAAGCTAGGTAAGCAAGCCAAGCAAGACGTTTTAAAGAACCATAATATAGAAACTCGTTGGCACGAATGGCTTAAGGTATATCGTGAGATAGTCGCTGCATGATATACTTAGTACATGAGCACTAACTTTCCGGTAGGATTAGATTCACTAACGAACCCATCCGCAGGTGACCCGATGACTAACCCTAGTCATTCTTCCCAGCATGCCAATGCCAATGACGCAATCGAAGCCCTAGAAGCTAAGGTAGGTATTACAAGTTCTGCTGATACTGACTCCCTTGATTATAAGATAAATAACATTGTAGCAGGTGGAGATGTATCTTCATCTGCAAGTATTACTGACAACGCTGTGGTACGCGGAGATGGTGGAGTAAAAGGTATTCAGAGCAGTGCAGTCATAATAGATGATTCCGGTAACGTAGCCGTAGGAACGGGAAGTA